TTAGTGTCAAAAAAGCCTACACGAACAATCATATCTTTGCCGACAACATTCTGTTCAATCTCACCTTTAAAAGTATCATTATCATCCTCAATAACAACCACTCGATAAGACTCTCTATCAACTACTGAAGAGAACTTTGGGGGGTCTACTTCGAGAATAGCACCATTCGCAGTATAGGTGTTACTATTGAAGGTTACATCATAAGGTAAAGATGAAAGTCGGTAGGTTGTAGAAAACTCTAAGTCAATTAAAAAGAAGAAGTCAACAGTGTCTTGGGCAATTAAGTTTTGTACTGTATTGCTAAAAGTTCTCATTATAATGCCTCTATAATGTTAATTGTCCCTACATCTGAAAGAACACCATCTGTAAAAATAATTCCTTTTACATCACTAATGTCTCTGTAGTAAGTTATCACTGAGTTGCTTCCAGTTAAAAGAGTAGCATTGCTTAGATCATCCGTTAAACTAGGATAAATACTTAGACTTGCTGTCCCTGTTCCTGTTAGGTTTAACTCGCTTAAAGTTAAATAAATTTTATTATGATTACTAAACTTTATAAAATAACCCTTAGGCACAATACCATCAGCGTTTGTTTTAGATACAGTTATAGAAGAGCCCCCTGCATCAGCTGTTGCAGTTATTGTACCTGTAGCAGTAAACGTATCTTCAATTTTATTTATTTGAGGCATAATCATACTATTTGTTTGATCAAAATTTGAAATAGTACTTGTTAAAATATTCACTGGGTTCTCAGAAAGAATCCTGAAACTTAACTCCCAACGTTGAACACCTTGGCCTGTTCTCTGTTTTTTAAGAGAAATTGTATCTGCATCAAACATAGGTTCATTTGAATTAATTGCTAAGGGTGCAAGGATTTGTTCCCCTTCAAAGTAATAAGTTGCCATAGCTAACTCCTTAATGGTCTGGCTAAAAGACTCAATCGTCTGTCTAAAAACATATAACGAGAGCCTTGTTTGATTCCTGAATTATTCGTATCAGTTGTGACCCAGTGACCATCATCTGCTATTACAGCAGAACCATCCATGTAACCAATATCACCATATTGGGGTCTTAAGTCAGGACGTATTTCATAATTACAATATTCAGCAAAAGTCTTAAGAGTAAATCCTTTATTGCGGAGTGCTAATAAATATTCCTTTGGATTGTTATACTCAACTTTAATCTCTTCTGCTTTTGATTTATTATTCCTTAATGCTTTGTCATACTCAATAAGAAAACAAAAACAGTCATTATATCCCCATGTAAAATCATTTACTTCTCCTGTTCTATTATTAATACTTTCTTTTGCCTTTAATAAGGCATTATTTAGTTCTTCCAACTTATAATACATAATTATACCTTTAATAATACTAAGGGGTAGACCTTATTCTTTAACGTCAGGTATCTACCCCTTAGAAACTATTATAACTTTTCTTTTATAAACATTCTAACCAATTCAGCAACAATATCGCTCCTTACAATATCATCTACTGAGAACTCAACTACAGGAAGCTGAATCCCGCACTTCTTAATTAAACTGCAAAACTTTAGTAAGTCCTTGCCATCTTTAACGTCTGACTGTGCAGGATCTCCCATTAAAATTAACTTAGAGTTTTCCCCTAGTCTTGTGCTAATTGCTTTTAACTCATCTAGTGAAAGGTTCTGAGACTCATCAACTAAGACGAGAGCGTCCTTATAAGAACGCCCCCGAATAGTTTCAATAGGTTGAATCTCAATCTCGCCTTTGTTTATCATATACTTGTACTTTTCTTTGCCAAAAGCTTGTTCAAAGACTTCTAACATGGGCAGTAGCCAAGGGGTCATCTTCTCCTGAATAGTTCCAGGGAAGTAACCTAAGCTTTTACCCGTAGGTACGTTTGCCCTAGTCAAGACAATCTTCTTGTATTTACCTTGCATAAACAAAGAAGCTGCTGTACCAGCACTACAATAAGTCTTACCCGTACCTGCACAACCAATTGTGACTGTAATAGGATAGACCTTGATAGATCGAATTAGCTTATCTTGCTTATCATTTTTAGGGATTACATGAAAGCCAATACGATGTATATTATTCTTAGTAGCATAACGAGATTTTCTTTTGCTCATTAAGAGTCCTTTGTTCTTTTGAGTTTTATTTATGGCTTAGTGGGCCAGTCAGCCTCTTCCAAGTTAGGAAAGTTAGCATGAGACGTAATATCTCTTAGAGCCTGACGGTAAGTTGTCATCTCAGAAGTCATAGTTACGTC